ACGCCAAGCGGCTCAAGAGTACAAAAAGATGCAGATTCAGCAAAAACTAGCGCAAGAGCATCCCGACTATGGTCAGATTGCTCAAGACCCCAACTTTGTGAACTGGGTGAAATCCAGTCCAGTAAGGTTAGGTCTTTATGCTAAAGCAGATGGTGAATTTGACTACGATAGTGCCAATGAATTGATCTCAACCTACAAGCAATTGCAAGGTGTTCGGGCTAAACAGACGAGTGATGTGGGTGAAACCACACGCAAGACTAACCTGAAGGCGGCGAGTGTGGATGTAGGTGGAAGTGGGGAATCAGGAAAAAGGGTATACAGAAGGGCTGACCTTATTCGGCTGAAAATGAGCGATCCGAACAGATACGAAGCCTTGAGTGATGAAATCATGCAAGCCTACGCAGAAGGTCGGGTCAAATAGTTAACTTATCGATTTTTGGAGATTTATCATGCCTTTAGGTACAAATAATGTGACAGTCACGACTGCGGCAACCTTCATTCCTGAAATATGGAGTGACGAGATTGTTGCGGCTTACAAGAAAAACTTGGTTCTTGCGAACTTGGTTATGAAGATGAACTTCAAGGGCAAGAAGGGTGACACCGTTCACATTCCTGCACCTACCCGTGGTTCTGCTTCTGCAAAAGCCGCTGAAACAGCAGTCACTTTGATTGCTGCTACAGAGTCTGAAGTTAACGTATCTATCAACAAACATTATGAATATTCACGTTTGATTGAAGATATTGTCGAAGCCCAAGCCCTGAACAGCTTGCGTAACTTTTATACCTCTGACGCTGGTTATGCTCTGGCTAAACAAGTCGATACTGACTTGATTCAGTTGGGTCGTTCAACCAATGGCGGTGCTGGTACAAATGCTTACGCAACTGGTGCATTCATTGGTGGTGACGGTACTACTGCTTATGTTGCCGCAAGCAACAATGAGTCAGCATTGACTGATGCCGCTATTCGCCGAACTATCCAACGCCTTGACGATACCGACACTCCAATGGATGGTCGTTTCTTCATCATCCCTCCCTCAAGTCGCAATACTTTGATGGGTCTGGCTCGTTACACTGAACAAGCCTTTGTTGGTGGTACAAACAGTACCATCCGCACTGGTGAAATCGGCAACCTGTACGGCATCCCTGTGTTTGTCTCAAGCAATTGCGACACAGCATCAGGTTCTGCTGGCGCACGAGTTTGCTTGATGGGTCATAAAGACTCACTGGTTTTGGTTGAACAAGTGGCAGTTCGTTCACAAGTTCAGTACCAACAGCCCTACCTTGCAACTCTGTACACAGCAGACACACTGTATGGAGTGCAGATTCTTCGTGCGGCGGCAAGCGCTGGTGCAGCTAAATCTGCATCTATGTTTGCTCTCTTAGTTCCTGCCTAATTGCAGTTGCGCCCCCTGCCCTAGTGGTGGGGGGACTTTTTTAACCTAATTAGGAGAAATCAAAATGGCTGCTGCTACCGCTGTTGTTTCAAGTCGAGACAACGAATCTTTCCGTGGACTTTTTAGCGACACTTGGTCTGTTGTTGCTACGCTTGATGCTGGTTCTTTGGTTGATGGTGCGGGTGAAACCGAAACTGTTGCCGTTGCTGGCGTGGCGTTGGGCGATATGGTCTTGGGTTGTTCTTTTGCCGTGGATGAAGTTGGCATGAGCGTTACTGCTTATGTCTCTGCTGCAAATGTTATTAGTATTCGTGTTCAAAACGAATCTGGTAGTACCGTTGACTTGGCATCTTGCAAGATTCGTCTTGTAGCTGCTCGTCTGGTGTAATGAATGGGGGGCTAGTCCCCCCTTTCTCATTTAAGGGTTTTATGGCTACTTTTCGCTGTCTTCAATCAGGTAACACTGTAACTTTCACATATCAACATGATATTGATTCTATGAAGGGTCATCAGGGATATGTGAGGATAGACGAGCCAGAAGTAACCACAGAATCTGTAGAATCAGAGACTAGAACAGATACCGCATTTGCGCCTGTAATTCCAACATTTAAGCGCATGGGAAGACCCCGAAAGGTAGCAAATGTCTGAGATAGATGCTCGTGATTTTGGTCGGTTAGAGGCTCAAGTAGAGACTTTGCATGGTCAGGTGACTCAACTTAGTGCAGATGTAAAAGCCTTGCTTGAACTAGCAAACAAAGGCAAAGGTGGCTTTTGGATGGGGATGACTATTGCTTCAATCATGGGCGGGGTCATTACTTTTATTGCTGATAAGCTGTGGAAATGAAAGAGGGACTCTTATCAGGCAAGGTTTGTCCACTTCCTACTCAGGATGTGACTCTTAACCTAAAGAATCGCAACAATGCTTTCAAGAACTTTGGCTATGGTGCGCCAAATCCACTTGAACCCAATGAAGCGTTTTGGCTGAAGAAAGCCAAGATGTACAACGCACCCACTGATGTTGTCAAAACCATGCGTTGCGGTAATTGTGCGGCATTTATCCAGACACCAACAATGATGCAGTGCATCAAAGATGGATTGGAAAAGGGCAAAAGCTCACCTAATGAGCTTGACTATGATAAACAGTTTATTGAAGCTGCTGATCTAGGATTCTGCGAATTGTTTCACTTCACTTGTGCAGCACTACGCACTTGTGATGCTTGGAAATCTGGTGGTTCAATCAAAAAGGACTGATATGAAGACAACTAAACCCAAAACTCCTGCTAACGCCCCTAAAAAAGGCATCCCCATAGCAATCATGGTTGCAGTTGGCAAACCAAAAGGTATGCCTATGCGTGGCGGTCGGACTGCTACTAACATGATGAAAAAAGCAGGACGTGGAAAATGAAAACTAAAGCCCAAAAAAAGATTAGCAAGGTTATGACTGAGTATGGCAAGGGTGAATTGCACTCTGGCTCTAAAACTGGCAAGGTTGTGAAGTCTCAGAAGCAAGCAGTTGCAATTGCTTTGTCTGAAGCAGGAATGTCTAAACCTAAAAAGAAGATGAAAAATGGCTACTAAACAAGGCTTGTATGCCAACATTAACGCAAAAAAGGCACGTATCGCCGCTGGTTCTGGTGAAAAGATGAACAAGGTGGGGTCTAAAGCTGCACCTACTGCTGCTGACTTCAAACAGGCGGCAAAGACTGCAAAGAAGCCTAAAAAGGTGAAGTAAATGAAATCTCCTACTTGGCAAACAAAAGCTGGTCAAAATCCAAAAGGCGGCTTGAATGCCAAGGGGAGATCATCTTATAATGCAGAAACTGGTGGCAACTTGAAAGCACCAGTAAAGTCGGGGGATAACCCTCGCAGAGCAAGTTTCTTGGCTCGCATGGGCAACATGGCTGGTGCAGAGTACAAGGATGGTGAACCAACAAGACTGCTTCTTTCGCTTAAGGCATGGGGTGCAACCTCAAAGGCTGACGCAAAGGCAAAAGCTAAAGCTATATCCGCAAGGAATAAGGCAAAAGCAAAATGAGAGCATTATCAGTTGGCGCAAATTTAACAGCAACAACAAACACTACCCTCTATACAGTACCTACAGGCTACTATGCAAGGGTAGTATTGCTTCGTGCTGCTAATGCAACTGGCTCAAACAAACACATTACTTTTGATTGGGTAGATACTTCAGCATCTGCTACCTATTCACTGGTTTACCAAACGGCAGTTACTTCTAAAACAACTCAAGATTGGGGCGGTGTATCCTATTTTGTAATGGAAGAAGGCGACATACTTAAAGCAACATCAGAATCAGCATCAACATTTGCTGTTGCAGTCACTATTGAAGAAGAAGGGTTGACAAGAACATGACCTACCTTGAATTAATCAATGATGTACTCGTAAGGTTGCGTGAGACAACTGTTTCTACGACAACTGAAACATCTTATTCAACCCTGATTGGAAAGTTTGTCAATGATGCAAAGCGTCAGATTGAAGATGCTTTTAGCTGGAACGCATTGGGTCAAACAATCACAGTCACTACTGCTGCATCTACAGCATCTTATTCTTTGACGGGTGCTGGTCAGAAGTTTCAAGTAATGGATGTAATCAACACCACAAGCAATGTTGGCCTTACAAATATCAGCTTTGTGGATATGAATCGCAAGTTAAACTTTACGCCATTGGTCAATTCAATCCCTACTGAATTTGCTTTTGATGGAGTTGATGCCTCATATGACACAAAAGTAAATCTTTACCCAATACCTGATGGTGCATACACAATCAAGTTTGCTTTGACAGTCCCACAAGCAACACTATCATCTGGCTCAACAGTTGTACTGGTTAGTGATGTTTTGGTGGCTCAGAATGCCTATGCTCGTGCATTGGTTGAACGTGGTGAAGATGGCGGTCTGTCTTCATCTGAAGCGTATCTGCTTTACAAATCCATGTTGTCTGACCAAATTGCTTTGGAAGGCACTCGCTACCCTGAGAATCAGGAGTTTGTACCAACATGAGCCAAGCAATTCAAACCTACAGCATCTCAGCCCCCGGCTTTTATGGGTTGAACACTCAAGATTCGCCTCTTGATTTGAATGCTGGCTTTGCTTTGGTTGCGACAAACTGCATCATTGACCAGTATGGTCGTATTGGTTCACGCAAAGGTTATTCAAGAGTCAATTCTTCTTCTGGTAATCTTGGCGCAAATGATGTAAAAGTCATTCATGAGTTAGTGCAAGCTGATGGCACTTTGACTGTTTTATTTGCTGGAAACAATAAATTATTCAAACTTGACGGTTCTAATGCTGTTGTTGAGTTTACTTATGGTGGTGGTGGTACTGCGCCAACTATTACGGCAAGCAATTGGCAATGTGCTTCTTTGAATTCAATAACTTATTTCTTTCAAGTAGGTTATGACCCACTTATTTATGATCCTGCTGTAAGTACGACTACTTTCCGTAGAGTTTCTGAGAAAACAGGTTATGTAGCAACAGTCCCAAGTGGAAACATTGTTATTTCTGCTTTTGGTAGATTATGGTCGGCAAGTACTTCTGCAAATACTTCAACTGTTTATTTTTCTGACTTGATTGCTGGTCATGTTTGGTCAACAGGTACATCAGGTTCTTTGAATGTAGATCGTGTTTGGGTAAATGGTTCTGATGAGATTACAGGACTTGCCGCACATAATGGATTTCTGTTCATCTTTGGTAAGCGTCAGATTCTGATTTATCAAGGGGCAACTACACCAGCCTCAATGTCATTGAGTGACACTGTTGAGGGCATTGGTTGTATTGCTAGGGATAGCATTCAGACAACCAGCACTGATGTTCTGTTCTTATCTAATTCTGGTGTCAGATCGTTGATGAGAACGGTGCGAGAGAAGTCTGCCCCAGAACGAGACTTGTCTAAGAATATTCGTAATGACTTGATGAGTACTGTAGCTGGTGAGACACTGGCAAACATCAAGTCTATTTATTCTGAAAGAGAAGCATTTTATCTGTTGGTGACTCCAAGCATTGACACTACTTGGTGTTTTGATACCAAAGCATATCTACCTGATGGTTCTGCAAGGGTTACTACATGGGACTCAATCACGCCTAAATCGTTTTTATTCCGTAGGAATGGTACGCTTTATATAGGTCAGAATGGATATGTAGGTTTGTATGGAACTTACCAAGATTACGCAAGTTCTTATAGGATGCTGTACTACACTAATCATGCCGATCTTGGTGACCAGAATGTAACTTCTCTTTTAAAGAAATTGTCTATTGTTGTTATTGGTGGAACAAATCAGGACGTTACATTTAAGTGGGGATTTGATTTCAAGACAAATTATTTGTCTGACAATACAACAATTCCAGAGCAAGGTGTTTCTTATTATGGTGTTGCAGAGTATGGTTCAAATGCAACAGTTATTGCGTATTATTCTGCTGGTGTTGCATTACAGACATTGAAAGTTGCGGCATCTGGATCGGGCAAAGTTGTACAAACAGGTTATGAATCTGATATTAATGGAACTCCATTGTCGATTCAAAAGATTGAAATTCAAGCCAAAAACGGCAAGATAAGTTAAAGGGGAATATTTTGAGTAATTATACAAAGAGTACCAACTTTGCAACCAAAGATGCTTTAGCTTCTGGAAATGCCTTGAAGATTGTCAAAGGCACTGAGATTGATACTGAATTCAATAACATTGCTACTGCTGTTGCGACTAAAGCAGATTTGGCTAGTCCTACCTTTACTGGTACGCCTACATTGCCTACGGGGACTATTGGTGTTACTCAGTCTGCTGCTAACAGTTCAACTGCTCTTGCTACAACTGCATTTGTTCAAGCTGCATTGTCGGCTTTATATCCAGTAGGTGCTATTTACATCAATGCAACAAGTTCAACTAACCCTGCAACATCATTAGGATTTGGTACATGGACTGCATTTGGTGCTGGTAGGGTCATGGTTGGTTTTGACTCAGGGAATGCACTGTTTGATGTTGCCGAAGAAACTGGTGGTAGTGCAGATGCAATTGTTCCAACTCACACCCACACTGCCACATCAACTGTTACAGACCCCGGACACTCGCACGTTATTGGATTTCAAACTGGACTTCTTGATAGTGGTTCTAATGGTGCTTTAAAACAAACTGGCAATTCAAATACAGATACTGCTGTAACTGGAGTTACTGTTGCAACAACAGTTGCTACAACTGGTGTCAGCGTAACAAATGCTAACTACCAACCATACATTACTGTTTATATGTGGAAACGTACTGTATGAACCAATTTACAGTTATTGATGATGAACAATCTACTGTCACTGTAGTTGATGGTAAGTTGTCTGACATTGAAAACTTTGATGATTTGAGTCTTGAACATTGGGTTTGTTTCAATGATAAGAAGCCCATTTTCAATACGGTTTATTTAGGTAATTTGAGGGTTGTGATTGCCAAAGATGATGACCAATCAATTGGTTATATTTTTTATGGATTGTTTAAGAGTCCATATTATGATGAAACTTGGTGTCAAGTTGATATGTTCTTTTTAAAGCCTGAGTATAGAAAGCAAGGGATTGGCAAGGAAATGTTTGACTTGGTTGAGAAGATTGCAAAGGAAAATGGTTGTAAGAGGTTGATTGCAAGTTATAACCTTAAAGAACCATTAGAAGCGTTTTATAGAAAATTTGGTTTTAATGCTACTCATGTAGCAGTCGCAAAGGAGATTTGATATGCCATTTTCAGCAGCATTAGTAATCGGAGGAACACAACTATTAGGCGGCGCAATGCAAGGAGATGCCGCAAGAAGTGCGGCTCGTACTTCAGCCGATGCTCAAGTAAAAGCAGCACAAATTGCAGCAGATGCGGCAAGGTTTCGTCCTGTTGGCATAACAACCCGTTACGGTACATCTAACTTTCAGACAGATGCACAAGGTAATCTAATTGGTGCTGGCTACAACGTCAGTCCTGAGTTAAGGGCTTACCAAGACCGTCTACAGGCTCTTACAGGCGGTGCATTGACTCAGGCTGAACAAGCGCAACAGCAGTATTTGCCATTGTCTACATCTGCTGAAAGTTTGTTTGGATTGGGTCAGCAATATCTTGCTCAATCTCCTGAACAAACTGCACAAAAATATATGCAACAGCAACAGGATTTGCTTGCACCTAGCCGTGAACGATCAATGGCTCAATTGCAGAACCAGTTGTATCAGCAGGGTCGTGGTGGTTTGTCTGTTGGTGCTACTTCTGCTCGTCCTAGCGGTGCGGCTGGCTTTGGTGCTGCCTCTCCTGAGATGGAAGCGTATTACAACGCATTAGCTCAACAAGATTTACAAATTGCAAGTCAAGCGGATCAAGCTGGACAACAAAGAACAGCATTTGGTGCGGGATTGTTTGGTAGTGGTTCTCAATTGTTAGGCCAGTATCAATCTGGTCAAGTCGGTGCATTGAACCCCTTTACAACATATTTGGGTGCTGGCTCTACTCTTGAGCAACTTGGACAACAGCCTTTGGAGATGGGTTCTGCTTTAGGTGGTCGAGCCGCTACTGCTGGTGCTAATGTTGGTCAATCATTACTTACTGGTGGTAGAAGTGCTGCGTTAACTCAACAACAAGCCAATGCCTACAACCCATTTGCTACTGCTCTAAGTGGTCTTGCAAACAATCAGCAATTTGGTCAAGGAGTTGCAAACTGGTGGAATGCTCCGCAAACCAATGCAAATATAACAAGAGGCAATGCTTTTATGGCTGGCTCTGACTACTCTGTCTAAGGAAAAAAATCATGGCTGTTAATACAACTAATCTTATGACTATGCCAGTAACTAACGTGATGGCAGATGGAACTCCTGATCCTGTAATTAGAGATATGTCTAATCCTGATGTTGCTACTAGTCCTAATTTTGTTCCATATGAATCATCACCAGAATTCTTGGCAATGATGCAAGCTAATGCGGATCAGATGGCTGCTGGCGGTACTCCACAAACGCAACTACAAAGTTTATCAGGAGGAATGTTTACTTCTGAGCCTCAGTTTACTTCTGGTCAACAGCCGCAACAACAATCAGTTGTTCAAGGAATGTTTCCTGAAGTAGATGCAATGCAACGTGCTTTGTACCAACAAAAGCAAAATGAAGCAATGCAAGCACAGGCAATGCAGTATGCACGACTTGATCCCATGCAACAGGCTCAATACAGCCTATATATGGGTGGGCAACAGTTGGGTGGTGCTATTGGCGGTGCTTTGGGTGCTAAAGACCCTCAGTTGCAG